TATAATTAAGCCAACAAGCACACAGTAAGGAGATGCAAACCGCTAACCCCGAAAACGCTGCTAAACAAACGACAAAGACGGAAGAGAACCTCGCCGGTTTAACAGGACGGGAGCCTGTGACTCTGAAGTCGGAAGATTATGCAAGTCTTCCACCCACCTCGGTGGCTACATTATTGCATGACGACTCATCGGAGTGTTTGGAATGTAACAACATTGTTTCAGCACCTTATGGATTTAGGAATTTGATTGAAGATGATATATTCACGTTTCCAAAAGAAGTGCGAGATGATTTGCGATATTTCAGGAGTTTCGCTTCATCCAAGGAGATGAAGGTGCCAGAGAACTGTAGGCACGCTAATGAGGCGTGGTCAACATTGGCATTGTGGCAAATGGCTACGGAGATTGATGACAATGTTATACCACATGAGGACGGACAAGTTAGTTGTCGGATTTTGTATGAGCTGAGGACTCTTCGTGATGAATTGCACTCAGTTGCTGCATGTGGAGAATGTATGGACGTGCGACGTTACATATCTTTTCTAGTCCGCAACCAACAGAGCTTTTATGACGTACCGCTTGGAACTGACGACGACATGTTTTCACCCAACCCTGATCCTGTTTTGCGAAGAGGATTGTTGTTGAGAAAATATGGGATTTCGAACATGGTAAGAAGACGCTTATTGCGGGTTTTAGTTAAGGTGCGACCTTTGACACTTTCTCCACAACTAATGACAAATCGTGAAAGAAAGGCTATGATCTGCAAAGTGAGGAACAACATGTTCATAATGGACATACTGAAGTTACGTGATGGTGATCTTGGAATAAGTGATGGATTTCTTGCAGAGGTTTACGCACTTAGGAAATGGGTTGCAATCAACGGAAGCTTTGGTGAACAGGACCGGATAATGGATTTGATAAACCGTAATGGTGGGTTGAAATTCTGGAGAGATGGACAAGGATTGATGGAGGCCCAAGGGGGCGAGACTTCACTCATGAATTGGCTGGTTGAGTTCTTGAAGGGCTTATTCAGTGCATCTCGAAAGACTTACTCGGCGATAACTAAGGTAATCAAGGAAATCGTTGGTAAGTGCGTTGGAATGATTGAAGCGATGGTAGGATTAGTCACTGATAAGTTTGGACAGTTCTTCAACTCTATGAAGGACAAACTCACGCATTGGATGACAGAAATCTTGATACCGGAAGTGAATATTGTGGCGAATAAGATTGAGGCATATGTGTCGAAGTTTGCGCTGTGCGCTGTTTTTGTGAGTTTACTCGCATTTATGGCGGGCGGAGTGATCGCGACAGGATTTGCGTATTCGGCAATTTGTTTGCTTTCGCGTGGAAAAGGAGGATCGGTTGCGCTTGAAGCTCAATCAGGTAACGGACAGGAAACACCCATTGGACTGCTTATGGCTTTTGTTGTTGGAGTAATCGGAGTACGGGGGCGCGATTCGAAGAAAATTCGAGAGACTTGTCTCACGTTGACAGCCTTGTGGGCTGGAGGAAATGTGATGTCAAATACTGCGACGGCCTCGTTTGCGTTATTACCAATTACGGTACAGAAGGCATTGGCGAGTATTTTTGCTACGCAATCATACAAGGCACGGCTTGAAGCCGACGAGTGGAGAGCAAAGACACAGGGTTTGTTGAACGCATCAAGGTTGCCCACGGTAGTAAGTACTACGGAATATCGAGAAGCTGTTGAGCAAAGCCTCCGTGATGGATCAGTGTTTTTGTATGACGGACGACTGGACACTTCTGCGAGGATGTTGTTGATCAACTCGTTTCAGAAGCTGAATAACCTGAACTCGATACTGAACCAACAGAAGTATACTGGAGCTACGCGTAAGCTACCCTTCGGGATACATTTTGCTGGAGAAGGAGGAATTGGTAAGTCTTTAGTGGCAGTAAAGTTTATCGAGGAGGCCTTTGGATTTTTGGACACGGATATTTATCAGAGAAGTAATGTCGACGATTACTGGAGTGGATATTTTGGGCAGAAGGTTGTTATGTACGACGAGTTTCTGGTATGCTCAACAGATGATGCTCTAGGGAAACAGGCGGCAGAGTACTTGACGTTAGTATCAGTGAACAGATTTGCACCACCAATGGCGTCGATTGATTCACCCACAGTGGGAATCAAGGGAACAACGGCAGCGCCAGACTTAGTAGTTACAGTGAACAATACAGCATACAACCGACCGCCTCAAGTAAATCCAGATTCATTTAGGAGAAGAAGGAAGTTTGTGATTAAGATGGCTGCAAGTGAGGACTATAAGGGAGATAAGAATTTTGTTGATTTGTCGCAATATAAGGATGGAGATATCTTCGACTTCAAATGGGTTAAGTTTGCGTTATTACCTGGGCAGAAGTCTCGCAGTGAGGCTGATGAAGTCTGGTATGACTACAAAACTACGATCCAGATTGTGAGAGAGGCATATAATGAACATCGAGTGATTTGCGATAGACTAGCAAAGGTTCTTGGTGTTGGAAAGGTAGTAGAGAAATCACCGACCGAGATCATTTCAGAGATAATTAGGGACACATATGGGATACCAAAGAAACCTGTAACCTTGGCAAAGGCAGTAATGTCATTAGCGGGGCCAGAAGAGATCGAAATGGTGGCCCAATCAGAAACTAGTGGAAAGACAGAGAGACCAACACACGAACACACGTGTTGTGGAGTTAAGCATGGGAAAATAATTAAGAACTTCATTTGTAAACGTTGTGGAAGAACAACCCAATGCATGTTAATGCCAAGAGTTAGGAATAGTATCACATCAGAGAATTCAGACGTATCATTTGTATCATCAACATCACATACACACACAGAGCAAATGCACTCAAACGACTTTCTTGATGACTTGTCGGAGCCTAAGACCGTAACGGAACGATGCACAGAGTACATTCGCAATTCAGTAGAGCAATACAACATGGACTATTTGGCTAGAGCGGACACGTACCTCAGAGCGAGGTTACCATTATTCGTGAAGGATGAGAATGTTCAAAACAATTTCATTCGAGGAATTAAAATGGGAATAGTGTGCGTGATAGGCGCGTACGCAGTTAGGCGTATTTTTAGTTCAGTAAGTAAGGACGAAGCCGTGGAGGACTTAACGTTCACCGCGCAGAGTCAGCGACCCAATAAGACGAGAGAGACGCGAAAGAGACGTAATGTCAAATTCGCACCAGGCTACGGGTTTGATGCCCAAGGCTCGGTTTGTGAGGTAGTAAACCTGATTTTCGATGGAAGGCACCATTGTTATGGGATACCGGTCAAAGAGAGGAAGGTTTTAGTATTTGCACATAGTCTGATATCGGATAAGGGACGTTACCCGCTTGGAACTACAGTGGAATTATCGTTGAATGGAGAGCGTTACGCGATAAAGTTGAGTGAGACAAACTTCACGGCAAGTTTTAAGCTTGACCAGGCCATCATTGATTTCGCGGGGACGAAGGTTCCACAGTTCAAGAACAATATGAATCGTTTCATCACAAGTGAGGAGTTAGGAGACATAGATCGTTTTAGAGTAGTGTTGAGATCACCGGAAGGACCAAAGTTCGCTGAAGCAAAATTGGGCATTAACCAGGCGTACTCAGGACACGGAGAAAGATTTGAGTTGGAAGAGTGCTGGAAATACCCGATTTCTACATCGCGAGGCGAATGTGGTTCTCCACTAATTGTGAACGAAGGGCCCCTTTGTGGAAAGATAATTGGAATGCATGTGGCAGGTAGCCCCAAAACAGCAGAAATGCACAATGGGGCATCAACGTTGTTGTTTAGAGAGGACATTGAAGAGATGTGCGCCAACGTGTTGAATGTAGACGAGATTAGATTGGCAGCGAAGAAGTGGGTTGAAGACTTCAATGTTGAGATAGATACATGCAGTTCGATATTAGCCGACAGAAAGGAAGCGGTGAAAGCTTGTTTGAAGAAGGGGATTAATGAATTGTTGGATGGACTAGTGATGCAAGGAGGTGACAACGACCCTAAGATGGATGCTTCAGCGTTGATGGAGTCAATCTTGAGAGTAGAAGGATTGTCGAAGTGCGAGATCAACGCGATAATGGATGCTGTCTTTTACCTGAACAAGAACAGAGGTAAGGTGTACACTGACGCGTTTCATGACTCATATCCAGTATTTGTTAAGAACATAGATCGAATGAAAGGAAAGCAGATTACCGAGGACCAGTGCGAGATGATCAAGAAGCAGTTCCGTGATAACTACAACCATATTGTGAGGCAGTTGGATGACGCCGAATATGCTGAGATTGCGGAGGCGATAATGAGACAGATGAAGGTTAGGTCTACGGTGATTGACAAGGTGTGTAAGGAACTGAGGAAGCCAGGAGTATCAGAGAAAGAGAAAGAGATTGAGGAGTACTTGTCAAATGAGATACATGTTGATTGGTATGCTGCGAAGTGTGCAGGGAGACTGTTTTTGAGGTTGAAAGAGGACCAGGACAAGTATGAGTATTTGGCGTCGATTGTTCCACACCAAAAGCTGGAAGAAGTCTGTGAGAGGCTGAAAGTTCCGTATCTGCAACCACAGAGCGGAGAAGTGTTAGAAGAATTCGCGAGGCTGCCCAACTGCCTGCGGATTGAAGAAGTTGATAAGTGCGAGAAGTTGTATTTGGGCCGGAAAACGAAGTTTTCTCCGTCATCCTTGTATGGACTAATGGATCTAAAACCAACCCGGACGTTACCAGTGTTAAGTAAGAGTGATCCAAGAGCAAATGGAGTTGACCCAGTTATGAATTCGATTAGGAATACGCTATCGACCACGCAGAATATTAGAGTAGATGAGGATATTTGTAGATCGGTGGAGGATTCCATGGTTGAATCGTATATGGAGAATTTGAAGTTTGTTGTCGGAAAGAGAGAGTTGACATTTGAAGAAGCGTGTAAGGGAATTCCAGGGGTGCTATCCTCGATCAAGATTGAGTCTAGCCCTGGTTATCCATTAGTGTTTGAGAGGAAGAAGAGAGGAAAGACTGACTTTATTTGGTTTGACGCGGAAGGAGAGTTTTGTTACGATAAGGACTTTAAGGAGAGAGTGCTGGAGTTCCACCGAAAGATGAATACAGGTGATACCGGCTTCCACACTTTTGTAGGGTACCTGAAGGATGAATTGATGTCTCCCGCGAAGATAGCTGAGGTCCGGACGAGAATGATTTATGCCAATGACCTGGTGGCGTTGGTTGCGTACAGGATGAGATATGGCTATATGTTAGCGGCGTTCAACAATTCGTTTGGCTGCACGTCGCCCGCAATAGGCATAAATCAGTATAGTTGGGACATGGAAAGAGTTTGGCAATATCTGGAACCGAGCGGGGATGACCTAGTTGATGGAGACTATAAAGGATTTGATCAGAGAGTCGTCGGTAGGGTTCAATGGTTAGTGTACTCAATTCTCAAGAGGATTGACGAAATTTGCGGAGGAAACCCAATCGCGTTTGATTCGCTGATTAAACACGAGACACAGTCGGCGGCACAGGTGGAATTCTTAAGATTTTGGACGTTCTTTAATCACATGAGTGGATGTTTTTGGACGACGATATTCAATTGCTTGCTAAATGAAGCGTACTTTCGAATACTGTTCATGGAGAGATTCCCAACGGAATATTTTGATGAATGTATTAGGATTGTAACGCTTGGAGACGACCACGTAGTGAAGATCAATAGGAAGCGAATTGAATGGAATCCACTCATGATTAAGGAGGACATGAAGAAACTGGGACAAGAGTATACGTCAGCTATAAAAGGAGAAGAATTAACGGAGAAGTACAAGAACTTTAACGAGATTCTGTTTTTGGGAGCCCACCCTAGGATTGTAGGCGGGTCATATTCAGGTGCGATGAAAAAGACGACCTTATATGACACGGTGCAGTACACGAGAGACAAGGGGTTATCATTGGATCAGGTAGTTACCCAGATGATTGAATCGGCTAGTCAGTGGGATGAAGAATTCTTTGAAAGTTATAAATGGCAGATAATGGTAAATTACAACACCAATTTACCAGTGTTCCAGAGATCATGGAGAGAGTTGCAGAGAGTTGTGGCGAATAGGACATCAAAGACAGGTTATATCTATACAGGATGGTGTGCGCAAGGGCCAGAGATGATGGATGCCCAGATGGAGTCATCGGCGCAGAGTTCAGCGAGTATGGGCGCAGGATTGTCACAGATTGTTGCGCAGAGATTGATCGATCCAGTGAATCCAGTGGAGACAGCAGCGGAGTTGTTGGCGAGTCACGCATTGAATGACGCAAGGGCGGAGTTAACTACGGGTACGGACACGTTTGTCAAGAGGTTGACGGCAAAGTGGCCAGTGGATGCAGCTCGTAACTCGACAATAGCTAAGATTGACGTACCATGGGATTTATTGGCTTTGAAAGATCCAAACAACTTGCAGAACATGCCATTTAGGAACCACATATATTTCGCGTCGGATGTAGAAGTGATGGTGACGATGAAAGCGGACCCGTATAGTTCAGGGATGCTGATAATGTACTATATACCATTGGTTAGGCAGGGAACGAAGATAAAACCAATGTATCCAGAGAACAAGTTTGCATGTCAGCATATAAAGATCATACCAAATAACAGTACAACAGGGTTGATGAGAATACCGTTCATGTTTCAGAGGTCGGCGATGAACACGTATGCGAGCACGGACTCGCACGAGACTCTAGGAACTATATTCTTTGATGTGGTGAGTCCACTGAAGAATACGAAGGAAGTGAAAATCAACGTGTTGTCACGGTTCCCGGGAGCTAGGTTTACGATACCACGACCACCACCAAAGCCAGCAGTGGATATGACGGTGCAGAATTGGGACTATAGTGAGTTGATGGAAGGCCAGAGTGAGGCCAGATGGCGAAGGATGTTGCGAGAAGTAGAAGAAGAAGTTGGTGAGGTGATGGAAACACAAGGTAACGCGTACTCCAACGACAAGACGTATAACATTCAGAATGTAGTAGGGGATATACCAATCTCAAATTCGGAAAAGACGGACATGAAGACGGATCAGAAACTAGACATGGAGATGCCACCAATACCGATGGATAATACGCAAGTGTCGGGGAGTGCGCTAACCGTTGTGCAGGCGAATCAGTCGATGAGTAAGAGCTGTGGGATGGAATCAGTTTTGGCAATGCAATTGCACCCTACACAGATGAATAGGGAACAGAACGTGATTTTTGATGCGAGAGACACACACATAGCGCATTTGATGAAGAAGCAAACGATGCTTGGGATTATCGATTGGAAGATTGAGGCAGATGTAGATACGATATTGATGCAGATTCCGTTGAACTCGACGTTTGGGATAAAGCAGGGATCACCCGTACCATTTAACATCGCGTTGCTGAATGAATGCTTGTATTGGAGAGCAACAGTGGTTTTGGATTTTGTGGCCTGTAGATCAGCGTTTCAATCAGGAGGAATCCAAGTGACGGTGGCCTATGGAGCGCCAAGTGTGACAGTTGACCAGATACATATCTTTAAGAATACGGTATTGGATTTTTCGGGAGAGAATAGTGTTGGACAGGTTAGGATCCCGTATAATGCAGCGACCGAGTATCTGAAGACATGGGAAGGAGACCATGTAGCGAACCCAGTGCAGGATTATTCGATGGGGCACTTGATAGTGACTGTGTCAGACCCGATAATCACCTCTGAGAAGTTGTTGTTGGCAGGATTTGAGGTTGTAGTGTTGATTTCGTTTGAGGATGTGCAGATGGTAGAGGTGAATTACAGGAAAACAATTTGTTATGATCAGGTGAAGACGACGAACATCATAGTGGCAAACGCGCCAAAAGGAGATGAACCAGACGGAGAACCAACGTTAAAGGAGGCGCCACCGATAGGAAAGGTTGTGATCCCTAAAGCGCCAGTTGCACTGAGAAAGAAGCGGGCGTTGTTTCAGCGAGGAGTAGAAGATATTGAGGAGGAGATCCTGGAGGCACAGGGGCCCGATGAGGATTCACCAACAAGTGTGGTGGAGCTAATTGAGCCAACTTTGGCTGATGAGCCGGCGGGGCCGCCAGTGATCTTGACGGAGTTAGAGACAACTGAGAAGAAAGCGCCTCTATGTAAATTGGACATTGGGAGGAAGTTTGAGTTCACAACGCAGAACATCATGGAGTATTCAAGGAGATATAGTAGAATACCATACTCAAACATGCGGATGAAGACGACGGGTTTTGGATGGAATGGAGAGCCATACATCACGTTTGCAACACCAGTGATGCCATTAGGGATATGGCCAAGATATTACATGGGATATGCGGGACATATAAACTATCGCATTGTGAAGAAGACTGATGCGCTGATAAGTGTGTATTACTTTCCAGGTGATATAAGCTTATATGAGCGAATGGGAGCGTTGATACTATCAGATTTGTACGACAAGGACACGATGATTTATAAAGCCTCAGTATATCCGAGAGATAATTTTGGGATAGCGATAGAGACGGATGAGAGAGCGATACCAGTTGAAATTATGCCAGCGGGAGGAAAGGGAACGACATTGACAGTGTCAATTCCATTCACTTCGCATTATAATTTTGGATTGGTGGATGATTATTCAGGATTTCAGTCAGCAGACTGGGATAGAGTGTCATCAGGATCGTTGGTGATCAAGGTGGATCAGCTAGCGATAGAAGTAGGGAAACCGGGATGTGAACCCTTTGACCTTTATTGGAAGACAGGGGATGATTTCACATATGGCGTGTTCGTGCCGCCATTGTATAGCACGTTTGTAACACCACAGTATGAGAAGAAGGACACGGCTAAGGTTCAGGATTCGTACGTTGCGGGATTAGTGTTACACGATATGAGACCAGCGCCCGCACCGCCAGTGGCACAGGCGAGGAATGTAGTGCCAACTCAGAAGAAGACCATCAAACAACACGGAAGGATTGTTAATGCGCCTTTGCCGCCCGTAATCTTCGCGAACAAGCAGAGAGGACCAGAGTGGGAAGCCCAGGGGGGATGTTCCACAACTAAGGAAGAAATGGCAAAGGAGGAACCACGATACGCAGATTGGTTGCTTCCCCCCCCTGAGAGACGACGACCAGGAGAGTCCACGGGAGCGTGGAGTAGAAGGTTGATGAACGGATTACGTGCCTCCACCAGGGCAGGTCCCAATAGTCGACTGGATAGTGAGAACCCATCGAGGGTGAACACGGATCGGCCCATCGTGATGGGTGACGATTGCGTGATGTTTTAGTGTTTGGTTAAAACGAGTAACAAACCGGCCTATATTGAGTTTCATACATAATCTGTTAGGGTTTAGAGCGTCTTACGCTTAGACATTCACAGTACTTAACTAATGGGCACTAGATGCTAAAATAAAATGGTACTTATCATACTCGCAGGAGGGTGTGTAGAGACCATATGCTTGCCTGTTGTGCTAAAACAGGTTTATTAGAGTACTTTGTGAATATAGAGATAGGGGTAG